CGCCGCGGTAGGCGTATTCGTCGGCCCGGAGAACCCGGACGATGCCACGGATGGACAACCTGGCGTTGTAGCCGGAACGGACAGTACCACCATCGTCAAGGCTATCATCAACCCGGACGCGGTCTACGCGGACCGGAACGATACCAGCGCAAGACTGGCAGGTGCTTTGCTGGATGTGTCCGGGGCGACCGGGGCGCAGACCATCGCGTCCGCCAGCAACAACGAGTTCGTCGTCGTGGAGAGGAAGAGGCAGTCTTCGGACGAAACCCGCGTCCAATTCACGGCCCCGACCCACTATCTTTCCAAAGTCCAATAGTTCGATAGGAGGGCTAGATGCCTCTTACGAGTGGGAATTTCGCCGACCTGTTAAAGCCGGGGCTCAAGCGGATCTTTGACATCGGAATGAGCCGACCCCGGCCGATCATGGAACTCCTCTTCGGGGTGGAAACCTCTACCCGCTTCGAGGAACAGTACCAGGGCATGGGAGCCCAGGGCCTGGTCCCCGTCTTCGACGGGACCGTAGCCTATAAGGATTTTGATGCCGGGTACCGAACGGATATACGCAACTATGAGTTCGCGATGGGGATCCAGGTGGAACGTCGGCTGGTCGACGACGACCAGTTCAACCAGATCCGTAGGCGGGCTAGCAACATGGCCGATAGCTTCAACACCACGATCGAAGCAGACGCGGCCCAGATCTTCATTAACGGCTTCACCGATTCGGGCACGAACCGGATGGGAGCAAGCACCAACGGGGCTGACAGCGTGGGTCTTCTGAGCACCGCCCACCCGCACGGTCCGGCAAATACAAACAACACCCAGGCGAACGAGGCCACCCTGGCCTTGACCCTGGACAATCTGGACACGACCAGACAAGCCATGAGGAATTTCACGGACGACCGGGACCAGCTCCTGGGGGTCAACCCCGATATGCTGCTGGTCCCGCCGGAACTGGAGCGCACGGCTACCCAGCTGGTTAGCGAACGGGCCATCTATGAGCCCGGTTCGGCCCAGTACGACATCAATATGTTCTCGGGCAGATTCCGTCCGGTGGTCTGGGACCGCCTGACGGACAGTAACGCCTGGTTCCTGATCGATTCCACGCTCATGAAGCAGCACTTGATCTGGCAATGGAGGATCAAACCTGAGTTCTCCGAGGCTGAAGACTTCGATGGCTTGACCGCGAAGTTCAGGGGCTACATGAGATACGGCATCGGCTGGACTGACTGGCGCTGGATCTACGGACAGAACCCTAGCTAATAGACCTGGGCTAAGCTGGTGGGGGTCGTGGTAAGTACCCCGCGGCCCCCACTGGTTCCAACTTTAAGGAGGAACTGGTCATGCCTACCAATTTTCCATCTGGAGTAAAGAGCCGGGGTGTCCCGGTTGAGGGACTGGGCGGGATCGGTAGCCCGCTGCTTACTACTGGTAACGTCTACCACGTCGATTCGGGAGCGGACGCTGCGGATAACGACAATGCCGCCACCAACCCTAAGCAGCCCGCGGCTACCCTGGACGGCGCCATCGGAAAATGTACGGCATCCAACGGGGACGTGATCCTGGTGGCTCCGGGCCACAGTGAAACCATCTCTGCCGCGGCCGCGATAACCTTCGACGTTGCCGGGATAACCGTCATCGGGATGGGAGTGGGCAACAGCCGCCCGACCATTACCCTGGACACCGCAGCCACGACGGATATCGATGTGACCGCCGACGATACGCAGATCCACAATATGATCTTCTCCATGAACTACGCCGACATCGTTGAGGTCTTTGACTTGAGCGCCGCCGGGTTCGTTGTAAACAAATGCCGGTTCGTCGATACCGCCACAAATATGAATTTTGTTGACCTGATAAAAGGCACAACTACTAACAACGAATGTGACCGGTTGGAGTTCACCAACAATGTGGTCATCAGCCCAGATACGGGCAACAACGGTGTGATAGACATCGGCGGTGACATCGCTGGACTGGTCTTCAACAACAACTATATCCGCATGGGTGTTGCCAACTCTGAAGCCATTATTTCAGTAGCAACGGGGAAAGACGTCACCGATTGTGAGATTGCCTACAATCACATCTACAGGTTAAACACCGCTGGTGACCTGTTGATTGATTCGGACACCAGCGATAACACGGGCATCATCGCCCATAACCGTATCGGTCATGCTGATACCGCTTCTGAGATCCTGATTGATGCTGACGGTGTTAGGCAATTTGATAATCTGGGAAGCGCAGTTGATACGGCCAGCGGCTACGTCCTACCAGCCATTGACAGTTAAATGTCCGGCTGCCTTCGGGCAGACATCTAACTGTCACAGGGTGGATGTCCTGGGTGCCTGTCCCATCGCAGGCATCCAGGGAAAATATAGGAGGGCTGAATGGCATACGGTTATGAATCGGTAACAATCAACACCGGGGCCGCCTCCGGTGGCGACGGCTCCGCTACGGCAAACAATACCAGCGGCCATGTGGTAACCGGGCAGATATGCTCCATCGGGGTGACATATGGGGATTCCCCACCCAATACTACAGACGTGACGATAGCCACGGCGGGGAATAACGGCCCGGCCCTAACGATCCTGACTCTGACCAACGCCAATACCAGCGGCTGGTTCCATCCACGCCATGTCATAGATGATGAAACCGGGGCCGATGTCACCTACGATGGTACTGAAGAAGTCTACGACAAGGTCTGCATATCGGACAATATCAAGGTAACGATCGCCCAGGCCAACTCGCCGGACACCGCTGAGGTGGTCGTCGTCTATTACGCTGGCCGCTGATGGCGATCGAGCGCCATGTCATAAAGGTTTCGACCACGGGATCCGATGCCTCGGCGACGGGTTCCCTGGTCGTGGCCTTGCCTTATTGCGAGCTCCTGGCAGGGTATTTCAACTTCCACGCGTCAGCCCCGGCTTCAACCGATACCACCCTTTCCTCGCCAGGCGACCCCGTGGCCTTAACCCTGTTGACCATCACCAACAGCGCCACGGACGCCTGGTATTACCCGTCCATCCAGATGGATGACAACTCTGGCTCTGCCATAACCGGGGCGTACGTCCCGGCACTGATCCACGGGAACCTCCTGGTAGAACTGGCTGGCTCCGATGCTCTGACGGATGCTCTGACCTTAACCGTTTTCGTGAGGGTGTAATGGCTTTCAGCTATACGGCAGGCAGCACGGCAGACCGGGACAGGGTCCGGCTGGAGATAGGCGATACCGACGAAGACCGGGCTCTATTCCAGGATGCGGAGATCGACGACTTCCTGAGCCAGGAAGGTGATAGCGTCCTCAAGTCCGCGGCCCGTGCCTGCGAAACCCTGGCGGTCCGGTTCGCCAGGGATTTCACGTTCTCCGCGGACGGGGCCAGTTTCCAGAAGGGGCAAGTAGCCCAGATGTTCATGACGCAAGCCAAAAGGCTCCGGCGAAAGGCTAGCGGGACCACCACGGTGATGCCGCGGCGAAAGGACGGGTACTCGGTCTACACCGATTCTGACGAGGTCACCGGCCTGAACATACTGGACTCCGGGACCGGACAATTCGGGCGATATAGCGATGGTTGATAAACTACTCCAGGGGAATGACCTGATCTATATGCGGACCGAAACCCGAAAGGCGATGCCCGATACCGTTACGATCCAGCGCAAGAGTCTGGCCGGCGACGGTCAGGGAGGATACGCGGAGTCGTGGGCCAACTCCTATCAGGACGTTCCGGCCCGCCTCTCCTTCACCGGTGGCGCCGAGTCCATAGCGGCCGGTCGCCAGGACGTGCAGCCGATCTCCGTCCTGACGGTGGGATACGATCAATCAGTAGAACCGACGGATCGGGTCTTGCATTCCAGTGGTACCTATGAGGTACAATCCATAGACACCGGCAAGTCCTGGACCGCGGTCAAACGATGCCAGATGCGCCGGTTGTAGGGCTTCAGGAGGCGCGGTGCCGGAGGCCGGAATGCCGTAGCCTGCTAGCCCGGATCCGGCTGGAAGCCAATAGCGTAGTAGAGATCAAGTGCCGCTTGTGTAAACGGGTGAGCACCTTCGCCCCGGAAGGGGTAACGGTCCGGCTGAAACCGGACGGACAGGGAGGATATATCCAGGCGCCGGTAGGCGACAACTGAACGGGGACCGCCTTCAGAGGCCCCAGGAGGCCCATTAAGCGGCTAGACCGCTGGCGGGGATAGGAAAGGTAAGGGAGGCTCGTGGAAGCCCTTGATTACCCTTGTACGGGTAGTTGAGGGTTTTTATTTTGGCCGCATTTAGGATGGACCTGAAAGTCGAAGTCACCCTGAATCCGAACTGGCGGGTGCTACAGTCACAGGTTACCCAGGCGACCGAGATCGCCGCCAGGAATGTGGAGAAGGACGCCAAGGCCCGGATAGCTGCCTGGCCCGCCGTAGACACCGGGACGACTATGAACTCCATCGAAGCGAAACCGGAGGGAGGATTCATGAGGGGTGAGAACCTGGCCTGGCGTATCGGGCCGGTGACGGAGTATGCCCCCTTCATAGAGTTCGGGACCGTCTATATGAAGGCGAGGCCCTTCATGATCCCGGCGCTTGAAGGGGAGGCTCCCCGCTTCAAGGAAGCGATCGCCCAGCTGATGGCGAAGCTCTAGCGATGGCTAATCTACGGGTGAACCTGGACACGGCCATCTACTCCGTCCTGAATGTGGAGGCGGTGACCAACGAAGCCACGGGCGGGGTCTTCAACGGGATCGCGCCCCAGGGCACGGAGCCGCCCTTCGTGGTCTTCCAGGCCATGAGCAAGGTGGACGACTACTTCGCATTCACGGGAAGGGGAGGGGCCGCGATCTACATGGTCAAGGCGATCGACCGTAGCATTTGGCCCAAGGGGGCGGGGGATATCGATACCCAGATTGACGGCGTGATGCAAGACGCGTCGCTCAGCATCACGGGCCACGCCCTGCTGATGTGCCGACGGGAATCCGATATCTATCTGGCAGAAGACCAGGCGGGAGTAGTCTTCCAGCATGTCGGAGGTCTGTACCGGATAATTGCCGACCAAAGCTAAACGAGGCTCCTGTGTCCACCACTGGATCATCGAACCGGCCGAGGGGAAGACCAGCCAGGGCCGGTGCGAGAAGTGCCAGGAGGTGAGAGCCTTCGATAACTCGATCCCCGACGACCAGTTCAGCTTTACGAAGAAATGACAAGTACGAAGAAGACGGCTGAAGCAGAGGAAGAACCGGTCTGGTACCTGGCACTGAAGAAGCTGCTGATGGTCCAGGGACCGGGCGTCAAGCCGTCGTCGCTCCGGATCCATCGGGGCCAACGGTTCGCCCTGGACGGAGATGAACCGGTAGATATAGAGGAATTGATACGCCTGAAGGCGGTCAAACTTTACGAGGAATCAGATGCGGAATGGGCGCAGGGGGAGCTAGCGAAAGCCCCGAAACCCAAGAGGAGGAACCGTGGCTAGAGTCCATGCCAAGAGCGCCGGGTTGCTGGTCGACGAGTTCGACTTCAGTGGGATATCCAATGCCATGACCCTGAGCTTCGCCGAAACCCCGGCAGACGTGACAGCCTTCGCGGATACGGATATGACCTACGTCCAGGGGAAGCCGACATTCACCTTCGATGTGAACGGGCTCTGGTCAACGTCCAGCCCAAACTATGACGGCGAGATGTTCACGGACCTTACGGCCACGGCCAGGCGGGTGGGCATCTATCCCGGTGGCCTGACCCAGGGGAATGTAGGCTACGAAGGGCCGACGTTGATAAGCGCGTCGCCCCGTGTTTCAACCGTGGGGGATGCCATCGCCTGCAACGTGACCTGGCAAGGTGCAAGCGCACCGTTCAGGTCACAAATCATCCTAGCGAATACGATAACCTGCAACGGGTCAACCGTGGTAGTTAATGGGACTGGCTATAACTCCGGCGTGATAGCGGCGACCAATACGATCATCGGAGTCTGGAGGATGGTTGAATTGGGCGGCTCCGGGACCAATACCATCGCCCTGGAGATCCAGAGCGAAACCAATGACACCTGGGGAAGCCCCACGACCAGAATAAACTTCGGCACCGTGACGCAAAGCACCGGGGCGAATGGCACGTTCATCGTTACCACCGCCACCGCCCCAGGAGCATCTGAATCGTGGTGGCGGGTGAAACTCCAATCATCCGGCACAGGCAGCCGGACGTTCCAGAATTACGTTTCATTCGGCTACTTCGTCACACCATCTTAGGAGGATGCTATGGCAAGGACCCACGGCAAAGATTCCAACTTTTCGTTCAACTCCGTGGCGATCGAAGATGAGCTCAACTCCATCACCATGAGCGTGACGGTGGCTGAATCCGATATCACCGCTTTCGGGGATGCCTACCAGAACTTTCTGGCGGGGAAGAAGGACGTGAGCTTCGACGTATCCGGCGCCCTGGACGCGGACTTCGCCAGTGACGGGGACGCCACGATCTTCGACCACATCGCTTTGACCAGCGGCCCTAAGACCCTTGTCTTTGACCCGGACGGGGCAGGGCCGGATACCGATTCCCCGGAGTACACCTGTACCTCCAGCGGCCTGACCGGAGCGATGGTTTCCAGCTACACGATCAGCCTGCCGGTAGGGGACGCGGCTACATATACGGCCACATTCCAGTGCAGCGGGTCAACCACACGGGCCGTATCGTAAACAGGCCTTAAAACGGCCTACAGGGCCATATGGAATATATCTAGGAGGAATTACCGATGGCTAGAACTCACGGAAAGGATGCCGATTTTTCATTTGATTCCGTAGCACTGGAAGATGAGCTGAGTTCGGTCAGCTTGAACTTCACGGTCCCCGAAGCAGACATCACGGCCTTTGGAGATACTTATCAAAACTTCCTTGCGGGGAAGCCGACGGCGACTGTCGACGTGAGCGGTTTCGCCGACCTGGCAAGCAGCCAGGGCGATGTGACCATCTTCGGGGAACTAGGATTGGAAGGTGAAGAATGGGATTTTGAACCGGATGGCAGTACGGGGTATAACGGTTTTGCCATCGTGACTTCCTACTCGATCACCAGCACTGTCGGAGGGCCGATAACCTATAGCGCAAGTTTCCGGCACAACGGCGGGTCGGCCGCCGCGGACGCCGCTGCCCCGACCAGAGGGTAGCGATAAGGCAGCCCCGCGGGAGGTCTGCTGCACCTCCTGTAGATCCCCGCGGGGCCGCTATCTTTTACTAGGAGAGGCTCATGAAGCCCAAGATACCGACGATCAAGATCATGGCCGACGACTGCGCGATCAATATCGGGCAGGTCATAACGGACGGGGAAGTCATGGATCCCGGGGTCCCTCACTACGTCCACATCGGCGAGTGGGTGGAGATCATGCCGGTCATGGCCGTCAAAGAAGTCATGCAGTTGTCCCGGCTCCAACGAGGGAACGAGAACCCCGAAGGCCTGGGAGAGAGCTTGTCAGAGCTCTGCAAGGAGCTATCGAAACGGATCATCAAATGGAACTGGACGGACCTCGTCGGCGAACCGATCGATCAGCCCTACAAGCACCCGGAGATCCTGGAGGAGCTATCAGCCGACGAACTCTTGTGGCTGGTCAACGCGGCCGGTGGACAAGAGGTACCCGAAACCCGAAAAAAAGGCTCCGCTACCTCGGGGAATACATCCTTGGCGACGGCCCCCAGCCGATAGCGGCGACCATCAGCGTGGTCTGCGAGAGCTTCGGCTGTCTGCCCAGCGAGGTGATGGATGAAGACTGGAGATTGGTCCGGGATATCCTGGACTACAGGTTATTGATGTCAGCGAAAGCCCAACATAATCAAGATGCTTCACAGATGCAACCGGCCCAGATAGAGCTCTGGAAAGAGATGGTGGAGGCGGTGGAATCCGATGGCTGACGCCGCGACTGTATCAGTCCTGATCCAGGCGAAAGACCAGGCCTCCGCCCAGTTCCAGAAGGTCGAAGGGAATATGGGCAAGCTGGCGGCAGGCTTCCAGAAGCACCGCCGCGCCATCGGTC